ATACACATGGCGAGGGAGTATATAAAGACTATGGCAAAAGCTTATATAGCAGAAAGACACAATCCGCCGATGGCGTCCTCGCGTGGTGTCGGCAGCGCGGCGGGCCCCCGTGGGGGTACCGGGGGGGTACCCTTATATACCCCCTACTTATGGGTATGGGGGTACCTATATATACCCACTATATATACCTATGGGGGTACCTATATATACATGGGGAGGGTAGGGGAGGGTAGGGGGAGGGGTACCTATATATACCTACTATATATGTGTATGTGCATATGCTTATATACATGCTATATATATGTATGTGCATATGTTTATATACATAGTATATATGTGTATGTGCAAAGGTTTATATATACAAAGGTCTATGTTATACCAATAGCCCGTACCTATATAAAGGTATGGGGGTATGTTTATATAGGGGGGAGTAGGGTGGGGCAATCCGCCCGGCGTCAGTGCACCTTGTTTAATTTCCAGCGCTTGCCCCAGTATACCAATAGCAGGGTGGTATATAAAGGTTTGTATGTGGGGTACTATATATGTGTATGGGGGTATGCTTATATACATAGTATATATGTGTATGTGCAAAGGTTTATATATAAATTAAACACATCTATATAAATATATCTATAGATATAAATTCATTTGTCGACGACACCCCCCGTCTAAAATGAAAAGTCATAAGCTCATATATAAGTAGCTACCCCCTTAAACAAATCGAGCCATTTTTTGAATGTCTTTGCGTAAAGTATTTATACTACCCCGTCCATAATAAGTAATATGGAGCTGCATACTAAGATGCGTTTCCTTTTTCTATGGTGCTTGGCTATTCATGTAGTGGACTGTTGGACAACCTTTAAACTGGCTAATTACTATGGATGGGAGGGCGAAGTAAACTTACTTGTAAAGGGTTATATTTCTCAATCTGTGCATCATATGATACTGTTAAAACTAATAACAATTAGTCCCTTAATATACCTATGGAACCTATTGTGGGACGACAGCATAGATGGAGAATACTTCGACATGAGACACGAATGGGGAATCAAGATAATGTTCGCTTACAATTGCTTTGCCACAGGCATGATAGCAGGTAATATAATGGAGCTCATAGCTATAATGAAGCTTCAGGAGGGCTGGAGCTATGGTTAGCATAGACGTAGTCCTCCTCACAATATGCTCAGCAAGCGTGTTCATTAACATATATTTAATTCTCAGGCAGCATCTAGATTCTGTTCAAAACGACAAAGTAATTATTAAACTCATAGAAGAAAAAATTGTCTTTAAAAAGACTCTCGAAGATGAAAAAGATACTAATAACGAATTACTGAATGAAACGGAGCGCTTGAATGCCTTATTAAGCCGACTGCGTGATTACTATGAGAACCGTTTGAACAGGAGGTCTGAACGTTAAGCATAATGTAGGATAAACATTGCCTGTGTATAGTAAAGCTCTGTAGTTCTTATTAAGACTCTTAGTATAGCTACATAGATAAGTAAAGCCTATGGAGAAAATATATGTTAAGGAGAGCGCCAACGTTGACGGATATATTTACGGTAGTGATTAGATTTTTAAAATACCTTTGGTAGAGATTAAATCAGCGAAAGCTTTAAATACTGCAAACACGTAATTATATACCTCGAACGAGGTAATTTCCATGAACAAAGAAAATATACGCAAAGAACTGAAGCGTCTCGACAGTTTGATTTTTGAGGCGCGAATGAGTCTGACTACTATAGAGAGAGAATTCTATAATGACACGACCATAACATATACTACAGGTAGAGACCCTGGCGATGAGAATGGAGGTAATTAATGGTCAAAGGCGATTGTTTCCATTGTGGAGAAGAAGGTCATTGGTCTAGGGACTGTCCTAAAAAGGGTGGTTCTGGAAAGACTGTCCTGAGAGAACGTCCTGAAGCTGAGCCTGCAGTAATTGATGGCATTGAATGGAGCCCGAGTTGGATGCGTTTAAGCCCTTCCAAGATTAATACGTACCACAAGTGTCCTCGTGAATTCTACTACAAGTACATAGCAATGATGCCCGAGAAGAAGACGATACATTTGTACCGTGGTTCTTTAGTGCATAAAATATTAGAGAATTTCTTTAAGTATAAATACCGCTGGGTATCAGAATGGAACCACGACGAAGCTCTAGAATGGATGCAGGATGAATTCGAAAAGGGCTGGGCAGATAAGGTTGCTAAGCATAAATGGCTGGAAGACCTACATTCGCCAGAAATGGTTGAGGACATGCGTATCGAGACTCAAGAGCTCCTTGTTAATTACGTGAATATGATTTCCAAGAAACTGACAGAACTCATCAAGTGGAAAGTATACAAGACTGATAGGCAAGTATGGAATTCCATAGCTCCGCGCTACGGTGAGAAACGATTCAGGAACGACCAGTACGCCATTCTTGGCATAGTCGATGGTGTCTTAAAGGACTTCGATGGTAACATCACGCTAATAGATTATAAGACAAGTAAGCGCTACGGTTCATATATGCAAGAAGACTATTACCGTCAGCTCATTATATATGCTTTCCTATATACATTAGAAATGGGGGAAATGCCTAAGTATGCTGGTGTAAATTATTTACGCTTCGACGATACGTTCTTCGTTAGAATAGGCGAAAACACGCACGAGGAGGCGCGTAATATAATTATGAACATGCACAACGACTTGGAAGAATACCAAAAAGATGAGGAAAAATACACTCAAGTACCGCAAACTTTATGTAGTTGGTGTTCATATAACAAAAGTAAGGGCGGACCTTGTGACCCTGACATGCCTAAGCGGTTAGGTGTCACAGCTCCAGATAAGAAGGGAGAATTAACAACATGAAAGACGACGATTGTGAAGGTAATTGGGAATATCAACAACAGTTTAATATTCCAAGGATAAGAGTTGAGGTACCAGAATAATGGATGAAGATATTATGAGAAATGGAAACTTCACTAATCTCATGATGGCTGCGATAGCTGCGCCAGTAGTTCTGGCGTGGGTAGGTCTTTCTATATTTCTAGTGGTGAGTGCTTTTAACGACCCGACAGTCGTTGCAGATATAGAATCGTACAAGTCGGTTCTTCTTATTATAGGCTCTCCAGCGCTAGTTATTATATATAAGGTACTAGAACTATGGACAGCTCAGCAGAATAGTGATATAGAACAGACGAGAAAGTCAACCTTTAGTCATGATGACCATGGAGATAACGATGGTGAAGTACAATAAGAGTGGCGTGCCGCGAAAGAAGCCCAAGAAACGTAGAGTGAAGAAGGGTGAGAAAGGTACATACCGTAAGAAAGATGGAAAGCTGAGAAAGAAGCGATAGTAAGCTTTAAATACAAGCGAAACATAAAGATAAACGTGGGAGCTAAAGGTCGAAGCTCCAAAACAAACTAATTAAATGGCTATGTGATTGTATAGCTCCCACACCAAGACAAAGAATGGAGAAAAGTATGACAAACAATACAACAACGAATGGAACACTGGAAACAGTAAGTGAATCTGGAATATTAGATAGTCTTGCAGATAATCCTGAATTAGCCCTTCTGGGCGTTCTGGTAGCTGCATTAGGGGCATATGCTGCGTATACAATACCTGCAGTAAGAACATTTGCTCATGTCTATCTAAATAAGTTCATGAATAAGTACGACACTCAAATCATGGAACTTCTAGATAAGAACTTGACTAAAGCTCAGAGTAAAGCATTCGAAAAGCTGGACGAGGCAGCTCAGAAGCACGTTAAGGATAAGGTTCTTAGGAACATTATATTGACTTTCTGGGACGAGCACGACGATGATTTAGCCAAGAAGGTTAAGTCTGAAGTACGTTGCGCCTTAGACAGTGTTAAATGAAAGAAGAAGTAGAGAAATACGCAAATAGATTGCGTAAGCGAGTGGGCGAAGGAGAATATACTAGACATAGAGAGCTCGTTCACTTGCTGGCTCGCAACTTAACCCTAGAAGATATTCTTTGGGAAGAAATTGCAGAGAATATAAAAGACGTGGACATGAGAAATGAATTACTACGTCAAAGAAATCAAATAGTTCGTGACATTCACACAGAATTCCGCGCACTTAATATAGAAATTCCTACTGTAGTGGAACAAAAGACTACGGATTTCGTTGGTTTCCTTGAAGATTTGGGCGAAGATGATGACAGCAGTAAAGAACGAGGGCAAGAAACTTAAATCCGCGATAATGAGTCGCGGTGCTATGGACTCCGTAGCATTGGAAGACCTCTTCGAAGATGTTCGTAAAGACGAAAAGAAGATGTTACAGCTCATTAGGAGCTTTTGTGACACGTATCTCATAGATGATGAGCGAAGAGCGCTTAAATTAAGACCATTGCAAGAAGAAATAGTAGTAAAAGCTCTCTGTTATCCAGATGGAGACCCAGAAAAGCACAGGAAGATGGCTATCTTAGCACCCAGAGGATGCGGAAAGAGCTTTGCACTGTCAGTAGCAACTGTTATTTACATGTTCTTTAAGCGTTTTAGGGACCTTATATTCATTTTGGCTCCATCTGAGGACCAAGCTGCTCTTATTTTCAATTATGTATATAGACATTTTGCTGATAATGCGTTCTTAGATAGCTTAATAAGCAATTATAAGTTTCATAATAAGCCGCATATACGAATGAAGGGTGGGACTCTCCTACGTAGAGCACCGCTGGCACCATCAAATCAGGGTCAGGCTATACGTGGCCAGCATCCGACGTTTCTAATTGTGGACGAAAGTCCATTAATTGACGATAAGTTGTTCGTTGACAATGTTGAGCCATGTATTATGGCCCACAAAGCTCCTTTTATTAATTTAGGAACACCAAAGAGTAAAGAAAATCACATGTATAGATATCTGTATGACGATTCATACAAAGATTCGTTTGAACAGTTACATTTTACATGGAAAGACGCTATTGTACAGGGTGGAGCTTATACAGCACCCTATACTGAAGAAGATATGTTGACTAAAATGCTGGAATGGGGGGACGATTCAATATATTGGCGCACGGAGTACGAGTGCGAATTTGTGGAGAGTGTATCAAATGTCTTTAATCCAGAAAAACTCAAAGAATGTTTCGAGGACTATCAATTCCAAGAAAGTGGAGAAAACGTCACCGTTGGTGTTGACATTGGTAAGTCTATTAATAGCACGGTCATTAGTGTTTGGAGTACCGAAAAAGGTGACGAACATAATATTGCAAGGCTTATATACCTTGAAGAAATTACTCCCAAGACAGGAGGACATGATATACCATATCAACGACAACGAATTATGGATATTGCTGACGATTATAATGCTGCTCGGGTTATTATTGACGCAACTGGTATTGGTGGCGCTATCGAACAGGATATCCGTATGGCTTGCGCCGCGAGAAGTATGCATTTCTTTCCCTTTGTGTTTACTGGAGGACCACGAGGAACCAAAACTCAAGTCTATAGAGATTACGCATCCTACATACAAAAAGGACAAATCAGGACGCCAAATCCGAATGGACTCCCGGCTGATAAGAAAAGACTAATGGAAAGATGGCTTCGGCAGCATATTGATTTGGAATACGTTATGGATACTGCAAATAAGACAGAACGTATTTCAGCTCCTGATACTAAGCATGATGATTTCTGTGACAGTTGTGTCATAGCTATTCATGCTACTCTTTCAATGTTACCAGCAAGTGGAACATTCACTTCTGTTTCTGTTAATAAACCACTTAAAACAGCATCTTCGAATACCAGATGGGGTCAAGATACTGGATTATTTACAACAAAGATACGTAAAAACCGTATTAGTAAGAAAATGCCAAGGGGATTATAAACCAAAGCTTTATATACTAGCTTTTATATATAAATAAAGTGATAGCAATGGCCCTCCGTGATTATGTGCCTTTTTTAAGGCGTAGAAAGTTCGCAACTGTAGGTAGTGACCCGCCTTTTAAGAAGGACGACCCTCGTAGTTTTGGTGAAGGTGTAATCAAAAGAATACGCCTATCTAAACAATTTAGAGGTGGTTCTCAGTATGAAACTCAGATAGGTGACCCTAGAACCTATATGAATGTTTACTTGTCTGACCCTATTGTGAGGACTCTTATTGATTTACCGTGCTTGTACGCAAGTAAGGACGGTTGGGACATTGTTACTGAGAGTGATGATACGCGCGACAAAGTTACTGAGCTCTTCAATAATATTAATATAGATATGCTTATATATGGCTGGCTCCGTAATGCTCGCATATTCGGAACTGGCTACTTAGAATGGACTGATGACAATTTGGTCTTGAGGTCGTCACAGAATATGTTTGTCCAGAGGAACGAAAATGGGCAGATAATGTATTATTATCAGAAAGTGGGCAGCCCTAAAGAAGATATTCGTTTTGAAGAAAATGAAATCATTGAGCTGAAGAATAATACGTTCGATGATTATGCATACGGTCTTTCCGACATACACCCGATTCTATATTTGGTTGATTTGAAAGACTATGCAGAGCGTGACGTTGGAGCAGCTTTGAACAAATATGCTACTAGTAGGTTCGATATAAGTTGCGGTCTTCCAGACATGCCGTATGGCCCAGATAAGATTAATGAAATTGTTGATGCATTTAATTCTCTAGAACCAGGTGAAGATATTATTCACGGTAATGATATCGAAGTCAAGGAAATGCAGGGTACGCAGAGAGCTTTTGAATACGGTAAATATATAGACGATATTCTGAAGAAAATACACATGGCTCTTAAGGTTCCCATTTCTATGTGGGACAATCCGAATCAAGCACGACCAATCTTCGAACCATATGTTGCTTACTTACAATCAGCGGTTGAAGCTTCCTTAAATTCACAACTCATGCCCCAATTGGGAGATGATGTGCAATTTAAATTCAGACAGATTAATGTTGAAGATGCGTTTACTAAGGCAAAGACAGACATGATTTACTTAGCAGAAGGAGTCCTTTCGCCGGGAGAAGTTCGCTCAGAAAGGGGACTTAACCCAGAAGGCGCCGTTGTTATACAAGACACAGCTAAAGAGGCGAATATTTCTGGTGGGAAGAATCAAGATAAGAAAGAAGAAACGAAACGAACCGAGAATAGAGGGAACAAGCCCTCTGCAAACGCAACGGGGGCTAGAACATGAGCAAACAATATCTATATGAACAGTGTATAATGGAAGTAGGAGCAAAACTAAAGAAGCGTGGCACGAAAAAGCCAGAAGAAAAAGCTTCGAATATGTGCAAAATGTGGTTAGAAGAAGTAGAAATCACAGAAAAGACCTTTGCTGGTGAAGTTGGGTCTTTAGAAGAAAAAAGAAAACAATTCGCAGTATCCTTCGAAGGAACAGAGCTCACGGATGTTGAGGATTATATAGAATTCCCTGTAATAGCCCTTACTTCGGGCTTACATACCTACGATGATGAGGGAATCGAGCAAAAGGTTTATATAGAACCCACGGTACTAAAGGAATATATAGAAAGTTTTAAAGAACTTCCTATTTACTATACTCACCAGAGGACACCGGAAGACTTACTGGGTCTTGCGACCAGCCCTGAGTTAATTGAATTGGATAATGGAAAGACAGCTATCAAAATGCTAGCGAAAATAAGTAAAGATAGTGATAGGGCAGAAGAAGTGTTAAAGAAGGTAGATGAAGGCGACATAACCCATGTGAGCGTTGACTGGTTTTCAAACGACCTCAACGTGATGGGAGAACCGTTCGCTTCTACCATTCGACCTGTGGAACTTAGTTTCATAGACAATGAAATTGCAACTCCCGTCTGTGACGAATGTACAATTGATGGAGAGACATGTAATGAAGAACCGGAAGATGTACAATCGGACGGGGAGTTATTGAACGAGGTAAAAACTATGACTGATAAAAAAGTTGAAGTAAAATCAGAAGCTGATGGGATTGTGGAGCGTGAATTCGCTTCCCTCAGAACTCAGCTGGATGAGGTTACTGAGTCTCACACAGAACTCCAGACGAAGTATGATGAAGCTCTTAAGTCAATTAAGGACTTCACGAAGGCAAACGAAGAGCGTGAAGCTGCGGAAGCAACCGAGCGT